GAGGCATTACAGGAATAAGTGGTTTGGGAGGTTTACAAAATGCTTTACTAACTAAGGTTGGTATAAACCCTTATATTAAAAATGAGGAAATGTTTAACAATCTTCAAAAATTGGTAGAACAAGGTATTGCATTTAACCTAGAACAAAGAACATTCTTGGCAACTATAAGTGATAAAGTTGCTGCAACATTTAATGCATTTGATAGCAATTTAAGTAGAATTATAAGATTGCAACAAGCTGACTCAACTGCAGCAAGACTTGGTATGGAAGCATATATGACTAAGTTCTTAAACAATATGTTTTCCAATACAGAATACCTAAATAATTCTTTTGACACAGTTACTCAAAACTTAGTTGAAGCAACTTCTCAAATGACTACCCAAATGGCTGTTAGTTTTGAATATACAACTCAAAAATGGTTAGGTAGTTTGGCAAGTGTTGGTTTAAGTGATAGCACAATTTCTTCATTATCTGAGGCAATAGGTTATTTAGCAACAGGTAATGTAACAGGAATGGCAAGTTCCTCTATGCAAAATCTAATTGTAATGGCTGCAAGTAAAGCAGGTCTTGACTATGCAGAAATGCTTACAAGAGGAATTAGTTTAGATGAAACAAATACATTATTAGGTTCAGTTGTTTCTTATTTACAAGAAATTGGAAGCTCTACAAATCAAGTAGTTAAAAATCAATATGCACAAACATTTGGTGTAAGTGTAGCCGACCTAAGAGCAGCACTTAATTTAAATCCTAATGACTTAAAGAAAATAGCAGGTAATAATTTAGGTTATGGTGGTGCTATAACTGAGTTAGGTTGGCAAATGTTATCAATTCAAAATGAAAGAACAAGTCTTGCTGAGAAGTTATCTAATGTTAGAGATAATGCAATGTATAGTGTGTTTAGCAATATTGCTTCAAACCCTGCCTTGTATGCTCTTTGGGAAATAACTGATATGATTCAAGGACTTACTGGTGGTATTAATATACCTGGAACTATGTTCCTTGATTTAAACACTACAGTTGAAAACTTAATGAAGTTAGGCATTATAGGTGCAGGCTCATTAGGAATGATTGGTGATATTGTAAGTGGAATAGGCTCGACTTTTGCATTCCCTAGTGTTTTAGGTAAATTAGGAATTAATGAAAGCGTAGTTACTACTTCAAGAGGAAGAGGTAATTTAGCAGATAGGTCAAGTGGCTTTGGCACTTCAAATTCCTCTTATTTAGGAAATACTGAAGGAGACGACTTCTATAAGTCTACACTATCAGGTGCAAGGGAATCAGCAAGACAAGAAATATCAAATGACCAAGAAAACCTAAATGAAAAAACAACTACGGATATATACCAATTACTTTCAGATGGAAAAGCAAAAGCAATTCCTGTTTATGACGAACAAGAGAAATTAGATACTCTTGCAAATATAAACTCAAATATAATATCTATCCTTGATATTCTTAGAGGATGGGATGATGGAGGTAAAGTTAAAACAAGTGTAGGCGATTTAGGTGTTGGTTCTATAGGGTTTTTAAATTATTAGAAAGGGGATATAATAAATGATTACATTTAACTCAAATAATATAATAGTTGGTGAAATTAAAGAATTATTATCCTCTTATAATTTACCTTATTGTAAGGTTCTTGTAGAAGGTGATAAAATATCAATTTATAAAAAGCATACATACATCTACAAAGATTCTTTACTAGTGGCTATTAAAGATAAAACATTTAATGATGGGTTTAAATTTGAAGACAATGATTTTGAATTTATCTCTTTCTATAAAGAAAATTTACCATTGTTAAACATAACCCATAAAATGCCTATAAGAAATGTGTATTATGATTCTTTTTCGCATCAAGTACTAGGCAATTATCTAAGATTTCAAAGAGATTATAATGGAATTGATTTAATGTCATTGTACAATTGTTTTAGTGGCTTGACAGCCAAAGGCGTTGAAATACCAGTTAAAGGAAAAGATAAGACATTGACTTTTTCTTCTTATGATACAAATTGTAAAATATATGTAGTACCAGTTAAATTTTGGAAGAGTTATAAAATATATTTTGAAAGTAGCATAGGGTTTTCTGTGGTATGCGCTCTTTATAAAGATTATAATGTAGTTTCTTTATATGATACATCTCACACTGAAAATTATACTGAGAAATTTTATAACGCTACCTATGTAAAGTATAACCATTCAAGATTTAGCAATCCTCTTATTTACGACAAGTTATTAAATGTTATGGATGGGTTAAAAGACCCTTCATTATTTTACGACAAGGAAAATGAACTATGTTTGTTTATAAAAGTACCATTTTCTAATAATTCATCTCTTGTTGTAATCGAGGATAGTTTAGAGAGACACAATACAACAAGCGAATTTGGTATAACTGAACAATTTAAAAATATTAGTTATAGATGGGGTATATTGTCTACAACTAAAAGACTTATCACAAATGACGTTGCTTTAAAAGATGGTGAGGAGAAAGACTATAATCAATACATTAATGATGGTAAATACACATTTATAGGAAGGTCTCAATTAACATATATAAATGATAATAAGCAGCATCCTTTCGCTGATAGGTTGATAGAGTATATAGTTAAAAATACTATTGATACTAGAGAAGATATTACTTTAAATATAAAAAGAGTTGTTGATAATCTTTATAAAAAACATTTATTAGACGGGTATACAAACGAAATTGAGTGGAGTGATAAATTGAAAAACACTATTTACGTTAATTCATTATCTACTATAAAAGATTCTAATGGTTCAGCTGTAGTTTCTTTAGGTACTTATGATAAGTGTTTTGATATACTTGGATATGTTGATAAAGATGTTGAGAGTGGGATTGTTGGTGAATATGATTATTCCAATACGTGGGAGGAATAAGAGATGGCTAGAAATAAACAAGAATTATTAGAAACAGGTAGTTATGTCTACCTTTACCACATAGACGAACTTATCTATCTTCCTGTATATCCAGAAAGTATTTCAGATACTTTACAATCAACTTTTAATCAAACCAATGCATTATCTAGGTCTGCACCTAATTTTACTTATAGTTATTCTGGACCACGTTCTATGCAATTTCAATTTATACTTCATAGAGACTTATTAGATGAGGTCAATAAAGGTGGTTTAAGTAATGCTACTAGAGAAGTGGGCGAGGACTACGTTGATGCAATGATAAGAAAGATACAGGCTGTTGCTTTGCCTTCATATCAAGACGCAAAAAAAGCAGTAAATCCACCTATGGTAGCAGTTAGAATAGGTGCAGGTGAAGATATATTTATTAAAGGTGTTGTAAGTGGAGGTGTGACAGTTTCATATGCACCTCCTATTATGTCGAATGGACAATATGCAGTAGTTACAATTGGTTTTACAGTTTACGAAATAGACCCTTATGATGCAGAAACAGTTTCTAAATTAGGTTCTTTTAGAGGCATATCACGTGCTTTTAAAGATATGATATATACAAAAGAAAATGCCAATTCCTTTAATCCTTATGCTAAGGGTGGTGGTGGAGGAAGAGGTACACAGCTAGTTAGGAGGGATTAGTTATGGATGTTCTAAAAGATAAACAAACGAGAAATTATAACGCTCTTTCGAGATATTCTGCAATTCCCTTCTATTATAACACCAAGGATAATAAGTATATTTATGGTATAACAAAGTGGTTAGGTGAGCAAACATCTTACACTATCCATGAACTTAAACCATATGATACATTAGATTCTTTAGCATTGTATTATTATGGTAGACCTGATTATTTTTGGATTATAGCAGATTTTAATAGAATACTCGACACTATGGAAGATTTATATGAGGTGAGAAGTGAAATTAAAATTCCTTCTATTTCTTATATTTATTATGAGGATTAGTTATGGCAAATTTATCACTTTTAAGTTCTAATAATAGAGTTGAAACACCTTATATTAAAGTAACTATAGCAGATTATACCTTTGGTGTTTATTCTAAAAATAATCAAAATTATTCTAATGATACTAACATAAAGTATCCAAACTACATTCAATCATTAAGTATAAAGAAAATAAATGGTAAAGTTAATACCTACACTTTAAAAATTGTTTACCCTATAACTAAAGATGATGACCCTAATTTCTTTGAGAAAGTATTTTCAAAAGCAAAAAAGACAAGAAAGATAGTATTTAGTTATGGTGATATGTCATTGCCTAGTTTTATCTATAAAAATGAAGAGGCTTTAATATTAAAAGTCATACCTGAATTTAATATGTCAAGTTCTGTTATTTATTACACAGTTACTGCTGTTAGTAGTGCTATAAAAGGAACTTCAGGTGTATATACATTTGGTGAGCAAAATAGGAAACCTAGTGATGTAATTAAAGAATTAATACAAATAAAATCATATGGTCTTGCTGATATATTTACAGGAATGCGTGACTACGACTTAGTTATCGCAAAAAATCTAATTGATAGTGATGATGCTAAAGTTCATTTAGAAATGCAAACTAATATATCTGTTTTAGATTACTTATCATATCTTGTATCTTGTATGAAACCCGATTACAAAGTTGCAAGAAATTTACAACAAGGCTCTTTTTATAGTTTAGTAATTGTAGATAAGGCTACAGAGATGTATACTGACGATAATGGTGATAATTTTATATTTGATGGTCCTTATTTCGAAGTAAAAAGAAATGTAAAAAGAGATGATTACATGGATGCTTACACATTAGATATAGGTTATCCAAGTAATAATATCGTTCTTCAATTTAGTATAAATCAAGATGATACCTATGCTCTTTTATACGATTATCAAAATGAGTTGAATAGTGGTTCATATGTTCAAAGAATAAATGATGAGGGTGAATTTGAACAGGAATATGCACCTGTAATATCTTCTAGAAATGATGAGTATAAAACAAGAGCGAATGACGAAATGTGGTGGAGTAAAGTTACTGAGTATCCTATAAAAGCCACTATATCAGTTAAAGGGTTATTACGACCTGCATTGCTTATGAGATACATAAGATTAAATGTTTTCTTTTGGGGACACAAACACATTAGTTCAGGTTTGTATATTATAACTGAGCAACAAGATGAAGTTGGTATGCAAGGGTTTAGAACAACTCTTCAATTATTACGTGTTGATGGCGCTGAGTTTGATGATAGTGTGATGTAATTCTTGTATACTACTTAGAGGTACTAGAAATGATAACTAAAGGCATTATTCGTAAAATACCGTCTGGGCTTAAAAAGAACATAGACGGTGAGGTTAAAATAGATAATAAGTACTTAGTTGAGATTCCTATATTTAATTCAGCAGGTGTTGAAAAAAATTCATTAACTTCTTCACTTATGGAAGCGTCTCTTTGCTATACACCAGGTAATTTAAATGGGTATAGAGAGAATGACGTAGTGTTTGTAGGTTTTGAGGATAATAATTTAGCAAGACCTATTATACTAGGAAAACTTTATTTGGGTGAAGAGGAATGCACTAATTATGCAAAGGCTAATGCTCTTGAAGTTAATGGTTCTGCTAAACTTCCTTTGGATACTCAAATAGGGGAAATCACTGGAGAAAATCTTGAGTTGTTTGTTCGAGATATTGCAAACATAAAATCAAAGTTGGAAGAAGTAATAAATAATTAGAGGAGAGGTTTAAATGAAATCAATAAATTTTCCACAAATATTTAATAATAAAACCTCTTCTTCTATTATCGTAGATAGAGAGGCGACTTTAAATAATTTAAAGTTATTGTTAACTTCAGAAAAAGGTACATTGTTTGGTGACCCTTATTTTGGAATTAGGCTAAAGCGTTATTTGTTTGAACAAAATAATAAAGTTTTAAAAGAC